ATTGGGGGTCGAGTCCACATGGGGGCCGCGCTGCGAAAGCGGTTTTTCTGTATCAAGCCGAATAATCAGAAAAAGTGGTTCATAGAGCCGCGACACGATTTGATGAAAGAGGAGGAGGAATTAGATGGACTCTTTGATGACGGAGGTGTTAGACCAACTTGAGCTAGATGCTCGAATGGTTGAGAACCCACTGTGGGAATTAAGAGATTTCGACGACTTGGGTGTCTTCTTTGGCCCCAAGCACATAGCAGACAGTATTGAAGAACTTTTGGAGGAAATATGAAAGAGTTTCAAGACTTATTGGATGGATTTGCTGGCAAAGAAGTGCTAGTAGACAAAGCGTTTTTATTACGTGTATATGCAGCCCTTGGCACTGCATCGTTTGTACCCAGTATGTTTGGGGAAGTGAGAGATATCATAACAACTCTGGACGCTCATTTGGGAGAAAGCCATGAAGGTGACGATGCCGACCGAACTACAAGTGATGGGTCAGATAGTTAATATCGAGTATAGGAAGAAGGTCATAGTCGATGAAGAAGAGTTGTCTGGCTGTTGTCAGGCAGGCGAAAACAAAATATTAATAAGCCTGTCGGATAATAAGACGACTCAGGACCTAGAGAAGACTTTAGCCCATGAGCTGTTCCACTTTGTCATGGCCAAAACCGGCCTGACTCACATCCTCAGTCAATATGAAGAGGCACTGACCGTGGCGCAGGAAGAGAATTTCATCCCCCTGTTCAGATTTGACCGCAGACGATGGACTAAGAAGATAAAGATAGACGTAGAGTCTTAGGAGGAAATATGGAAAATCTGAAGTCACCACTTTTATATAAGAGTTATACAAAACCTATATGGTTTTATAGACTTAGATATTCAAGAGTGCATGTATATCGCCTAAACAAAAACGGGGGTATAAAAATCAGTACCGACCAACTTCATACATTTAATGAAATAGAGTCTCCGTTTCAAGTATCTACACCTAGTATATATCTTTGCCTAGGAAAGACTATGTTCTACTGGAACTTAGGGCTACCGGGAGAGGTGATTTATAAGATGATGAAAGATAGGGGGGGGTTGTAATATGGAAATAGTAGCAATAAGTGCCGCAGCGACAGTCTGCTTCTTACTTGCAGTGGTCGCCTGGGTGTATGTTCGTATTGAGCAGCACAAAATACAGTATCATAACCCTAAAGAGATCCAAGAGTTACGGGACGAGCTTAGGCGACAAGCTGACATCGTAAACAGACTGGACGCAGAAGGCTTGGAGTATATCAAAAAGAAGTCCGACGAGATTGCCGGACAGCTTAGAGATATCAGTGTAGGCCGTGCTTTCGGGAGATAATAATGAAGCAGGAACTAAGAGATATCTGCGAAATAGAAATAAATAGAATCCGAGAGGCCCAAGAGAGGGGACCCCTCGACAATGAAGCTGTATCGAAGCTTCAGAAGCTAATATCTTCTCTTAAGACCCTTGAAGAAGCTAAGACACCTGACTCAGATTCAGTAGCCGAGATCTTGAAGGCTTCTTCAAAGGAGGACTTGCTGGAGATACTAGACGCAACGGAAGGCTAATATGGGCAGAAAGATGAAACTAGACTACTCGAAGTCTTCGCGAGTTCATGCCAGCATTAGGCAGAAGGCGTTGACCGAGCTATGGAGTCGTGGAGATCAGCTTGACCGAGTATTCCACTCAGGGCAGAGGGAGTGCAAGGATATATTCGAGGCTGGATGTGGTCCGGGCGAGATGTTCACACTGCTGATGGCCCGACGTTTCGGGAAGTCAGTATTTTGTTTCGGCATGGCAGACAACTTCTGCCGCCAGAACCCTGGGTGTCGTGTGCTGTACCTTTCAAAGACAGCAGATAACCTCAAGGAAATATTGGACCAAGCATCAAGCGCAATCCTGACCACTTGCCCAGAACACCTTAAGCCTACCCTGAAGGTAAAGGATCTGAAGTACGTTTACGAGAACGGCTCAGAGATACGATTCAAGGGTATGGATAAGTCAGGAGCCGACTCCATTCGAGGGGTAACCGCCGACTTGATCGTCCTAGACGAGTTCTGCTTCATGGACGATGTAGGAAACTTAATTGACAATGTTCTCATGCCGATGCTTATCGAGAGAGGCGCGAGGATGCTTTTGGCATCTACTCCCCCGATAGCTCCTGGCCATGAGTCAATTGCATACATCCAGCAGTGTGAGCTGCGCGGAAACTACGTCAAGAAGACAATCTATGACTGCCCTCGTTGGTCCCCTGAGCAACTAAAACAGTTCGAGGAAGAGGCCGGAGGAAAGGACTCAGATACCTTCAGGCGAGAGTATTTGTGCGAGATTATAACAGACCGTAACCGGGCGATTTTACCGGCATGTACGGAAGAAAAGATGCAGGAAGTAGTCAAGGGGTGGGAAAAGCCTACAGACTATGTACCTGACCACTATATATCCATTGACCCAGGTGGACGCGACCAAACTGCCATCTTGTTTGGCTACTATGACTATTTAGAAGCTACGCTTGTCATTGAAGATGAGTGCATTATGGATAGTCCCTCCACAGGAGATATTCAAGCGGCCATTAAAAAGAAGCTGGAAAAGGACTGGAAGGGAATAAAGCCTCACAGAATTATCATGGATAACAACAACCTAATTCTTGTCAAGGACATGCAGAAGCTCCACGGCCTTTCAGTGAAGCCAACCAAGAAGGACAAGAAAGAGGCTCAGGTAAACAACACTAACTTGATGATACAGCAAGGCCAACTGGTGATTCATCCCCGCTGCGAAAACCTGCGGCAACAATGCCGCTTCGGTATCTGGGATAAGTCACGAAGGAGCTTCGAGCGAACCCCGGCCTTGTCCCACTGTGATGCTATTGACGCCCTTGTATACTTAGTGAGAAATATCAATAAGAGTAGAAACCCTATACCGGAGTTTACACCAGGACAAGATACACAGGCGTATATCCAAGACAAATTCAGTAGCGAGAGCAGCAAAGATAGTAATATATTTAAAAGCATATTTTCGAGGCGATAAATGAGTAAAACCAAAGAATATTTTGCAGTAGAAGCTAAGCTAGAGGACCTTAAAGGTAAGGTAGAAGAGTACGTTCGGCAGATAAAGCATGTAGGGTACGACACCAAATTTAAGAAGTCTTACAGCTACTACTATGGCAACGGCTACTACTCCAGGAGCGACAGCATTATTGCTTCAGGAGAAAGAGGCGAAGAGACAAGAGTAAATGTAAACACTTACAGAAACCTGCTCCGCTACCAACTTTCTCTTGTAACCTCAGAGCGACCAGCCTACGATGTAGTACCAATCAACTCCGACTACGATTCACTTGCCTCCGCTATAGTCGGAGAAGAGGTACTGGAGTATTACCTACGGGTAAGAAAGCTTGAAGACATCCTGAAGTCGGCTGTAGAGAAAGCTATCTACTCCTCCGAGGGCTATGTAGCTCTACAATGGGACACCAAAAGCGGAGAGTTCTACGGAGTAGACCCAGATACAAGCAAGCCAATCAAGACAGGTGATATAAAATTCAGCACTTACGCAGCGTGGGAAGTGGTCAGGGACCTATCCTTTACTGCGGAAGAGTCTAACTGGATGATCCTCACCGACACCGTAAATAAGTATGACCTTGCAGAAAGGTTTGAAGAGTTCAGTGACGAGATACTAAACCTCTCCAAAGATGTAGGCTCGGTATCCTTCACGGACCCAGGGAACAGCTCAGAAGACGCCTGTACCCTCTACACATTTTATCACAAACGTACACCCGTACTCCCTGAAGGTAAAATGGTACTCTTCACAGAGAACGACGTACTCCTTGACATTCCGCTTCCTTATCCAGAAGTTCCAGTCTACCGAGTATCCCCTGCGGATCTCCACGGAACTAATCTTGGGTACACAGAAGCATTTGATATCTTAGGGCTACAGGAAATAAACGATGAGCTTTATAGCGCGGTTGTTACTAATAATATTAACCATGCAAAACAGTGTATTGTTATACCAAACGATGCGTCTTTTAACTATCGTGATTTGGCGGACGGTGCATCTGTTATCGAAGTAGACCCAGAGTACGCCAGCGCAGTAAGGGCGATTCAGCTTACTTCTTCCTCCCCGGAGACTTATAACCTGCTTGACAGGAACGAAGCCCACATGGAGAAGAAGACTGGTATCAATGAAGTAGTCCGAGGGGACCCAAGCTCTAACTTGAGATCAGGCAACGCACTCGCATTAGTGTCTGCTCAATCTATCAAGTATAACAGCAGCTTGCAGCAGTCCTACGCCAGACTCCTCGAAGATGTAGGTTCAGCGGTTCTAAAGTTTCTACAGAACTTCGCCTCCACCGAGAGATTTATCGAAGTGGTAGGTAAGAACAACCGAACATACCTTAAGTCATTTGATAAGGACACTCTCTCAGGAGTATCTAAGGTTTCCGCTGAGATCTCTAGCCCACTGTCGAAGACAGCTAGTGGACGTATCCAGATCGCAGAGAACTTGCTTCAGCAGGGTCTTATAAAGCGCCCTGAGCAGTACATAGCCGTATTAGACACAGGAAAGCTTGAGCCTATACTTGAGAGCGAACGTTCGGAGTTATTAAACATACGGGCGGAAAACGAGAAAATGCGGATAGGGGAAGTTCCACCGGCCTTACTTACAGATAACCACGCGTTACATATAAGAGAGCATAGGTCGGTTCTAGATGACCCTGAGTCGAGGCTGAACCCGCAAGTAGTACAAGCTACACTAGCTCACATATCCGAACATGAGGCTCTTTGGCAACAAGTATCTCAGCGACCTGCAATATTGATGGCTACCCAACAGCAGCCCGCCCCTATGGCTCAACAACCACAAGGCGGCAATACTGCGGGAGTATCTCAGCCAGCACAGCCGGGAGAAGCCGGAGCAGACATGCCGAGTTTGCCAACCTTACCTCCAGGAGCTAGTCCACAGGACCAAGCCTCTTACGAGCAAATGGGATTGCAGGGGCCATAACGGCCTTTTATCTATAACTTATTTGAGGAAATAAAACATGAGCGAAGAAAACATTAGCAGCGAAGTAGTTAGCGATTCTACCCCTTCAATGGAGGCGAGTTTAGACTCTTCAGAGGTTCAAGAGAGCGAAGGCACACTTGAGGAATCTGGAGAAGTAGAAACCGCTGTTGAGGTTGAAGAATCGCAGCCAGAACAACAAATGTTCTCTCTCACCATTGACGGAGAGGACTTAGAGCTTACTTATGACCAAATGGTTGAGTTCGCACAGAAGGGCAAGTCCTCTACTCAGCGGTTTCAGGACGCAGCCCAGTTAAACAAAGATACAGAGACGAAGAGGAAGGCTATACAAGCAGCCCTCCAAGGTACACCGGAAGACCTCTTCCAGATGAAGATCGACAACGGAATTATGACGGGTGAAGATCTTGAGAAGTGGATCATAGAGAAGGCTATCGAAATCGCAGAACGCCCAGAGCTAACACCTGAGCAACAGCGTATGATGGAGATGGAGAAGGAGCTAGAAGAGCTACGAAAGGCCAAAGAGGAACAAGAAAAGTCCCGTAAAGACGCTGAGTTCCAAGCCCAAGTGGAAGAGGCTCGCGAGAACTTCTCAAGAGATATCATGACTGAGATACAAAATGGAGGCTTAGAGGCTGACCCATTCACTATCCAGCAGGTAGCTTCAGTACTACAAAGCTCGATTGACCACGAAGGACGCATCACAGTGTCCGTTAAGGATGCCGTAGAGTACGTTAAGGGCCAAGAGAGAAACAGCTACAAGGATTACTTCAAGTCTCGCAAGCTGGAGGAGCTAGAAGCTCTACTTGGAGAAGACATACTAAAGCAGATTAGGACTAAGGATCTGGAAAAGATAAAGAATCCAGCAGCCCCTAAACCTGCGTCTTCCGCGGAGAAGATTATGTCTCAGAAAAGCAGCGCACCTACTAAAATATCAGCTTCAGAATTTTTCAAAAACCTTTAGTCTATAGCAAGGCTTGGCGGATAGGATGTCAAGAACTACCCGAAGCCACTAAGCTAATCTACAGGCTAGGACAATAGTATCACAAACTTAGGATGTCAAGAACTACCCAAAGATAGTAAGTGTTACGACTTAGTGCATTATATTTTTTTAAACTTTTATTTTTACACAAGGAGCCTTTAAAATGGCAGAACACACCAAATCGACCCTAGACGGGTTGTACAAAGACGTATACGGCGACAGTTTAGATTCATTAGTACCTGATTTTTCCAAGCTTTTGAAAATGGTCCCTTTCAAAGAAGCTAAGAAGACTGGCCGTGACTTCGTTCAAGCTGTTAAGCTTACAAACGAAAATGGTTTCACTTATGGAGCTGGAATCCAGACTCTATCAGCAGCTATCAGCTCTGACGTTGACGACGCTAAAGTTCGCGGAAACAGCTTGACTTTAAGAACTGCATTCAGCTATGACGCTGCTGCTAACATGTCATCTGGCGAAAAAGCCTTCACCGACGCTACTAAATTCAAGTTTCAGGCTATGATGGAAGCTGCTTCAGCTCGTATCGAAGCTCAGATGCTTTACGGAAACGTAGGTCTTGGCCTTTCTAGCGGAACTGCTAACGCCTCTTCTACTTCAACTGTATTGACTTTCACAGACGCTACTTGGGCTCCAGGAATCTGGGCTGGCGCTGAGAATGCTGAAGTTGACTTCTATGACACCACTACTCTTGTTAACACTAACGCTGCTCTAGTTGTTGATTCTATCGACCACGACAGCAAGTCTATCACTGTAACTGGAGCTAGTGCTGACATCACTGCTATCGACGCAATCAACACTGACGGTTCTGGTATCGACGTATACTTCCGTGGCGCTTACGGAAATGAAATGGTTGGACTCCGCTCTATCGTTTCTAACACCGGAACTCTATTCGGAATCGCTGGTGCTTCTTACTCTCTTTGGAAGGGTAACACTAGCGCTGTTGGCGGAAACTTGACTCTCAAGAAGATCTACGACGGTATCGCTAAGGCGGTTTCTAAGGGTCTTATGGAAGATGCTGTTGTTCTAGTATCTCCAGCTACTTACTCTGTTCTTGCTAACGACCAAGCTTCTTTACGACGCTACGGTTCTGAAGGCGTTAAAGCTAAGAACGGTTACGAAGCTGTTGAGTTCCACGGACAAAACGGTAAGATCGAAATCATCTCTCACCCAATGGTTAAAGAAGGCGAAGCTATCTCTTTCCCTAAAGGAAAGTGTGAGCGTATCGGTGCTACCGATTTGACTTTCAAGACTCCTGGTTCTGAGGGTGGCGAAATGTTCAAGCACCTCGCTGACTCAACTGGTTACGAGTGTAGATTATATAGTGAGCAGGCCGTCTTCCTTCCATGCCCAGCTAAAGGTGTTCTATTTACTGGAATTTCGAATTAAGCAATTGTTACTGTCAAACTTTTCGGAGTAGCTACCGAAAAGCGGGGGGCCGTTGAGGGGTCCCCCACCCCTAACCTCAACTAAAGGAAAAACAATGAAAAAGAATTGTACAACATGCGGAAGTACTAAAAAACTCGAAGAGTTTAATAGAGATAGTAATACACCTTCTGGTAGAAGAAGCCAGTGTAAAGTATGTACTAGAAAGAAAAACAAAGAGTTTAGAGTAAAAAACAGACAGAGTGAAATAGAGCGCCAGAAGAAGTGGCGCGAAGAGAATGTAGAACACCGCAAAGAGTATAACAGGAAAAACAGAGATTTAATCCTAGCCAATACTCGAAAGCGACAGGTTAGGAAGAAAGTACAGACGCCAGACCTCTGCCAAATGGAGAGGGATATGATAAAGGCTCTATACTTCATATCAAAGGTACTAAGCAACAGTTGTTCATACAACTTTAACGTGGATCATATCATGCCAATTTCAAAGGGTGGACTCCATACCTTCAGTAATTTGCAGATTCTTGCCGAACACGAAAATAAAAGCAAAGGTAATAAGACATGGCAATAAACGTAATAATTGACTCAGTAACTTACAGCATCCCAGAGCTAGGCGAACGCTCATGGGGACAAGATACTACAGACTTACTAGAAGTACTAGGGAACGCCGCTTATAAGATAAAAGGTGGATTAATCCCACTTGCTACCGAAGCAGACTTCGGACCAACCGCTGGACTAAAAGCCCTGTGGTTTAAATCTCAAACATCAAACCCCGCTAGTGCAGGAGTAGTGCGTCTGGCTAACCTAGATGCTATAAACTGGCGGGATTCTACCAATAATACGGACTTAACACTTACCGTTGACGCCTCTGACAAACTAACTTTCGACGGATCAGAGGTACTAGACACAGACAATACTGCTACAGTGACCAACAAGACCATTGATGCAGACAACAATACAATCACCAACATAGGTGACGAAGAGATCAAGGCTGGCGTAGATGCAGCCAAGATACATGACGGTTCAGTATCCAACACCGAGTTCGGGTATCTGGACGGAGTTACTAGTTCTATCCAGACTCAGATCGACTCCAAGGCGGCTGACGCGGATTTAACTGCCCACTTGAATGATACAGTGGATGCTCATGATGCGTCTGCAATTAGTTATGACAATGCTACTAGTGGCTTAGCGGCTACTGAGGTTCAGGCGGCTATCGACGAAGTAGACGGAGATCTGGATGTCCATATTGCTGATGGAGCTATTCATTTTACTGAGGCGTCCATTGACCACACCAATATCTCCAATGTTGGAACCAACACACACGCCCAGATTGACGCCCATATAACAACCAGCGCCGCCCATATTGCAGCTACTGCTGCACATGGCGTATCTGAGGTAATGGGGACAAGTGGAAGCACTCTTCAGAGTGTAACTTACTTAACAACTGATAAGTCCGATAACTCGGATGACTTCGAGCTAGCTCCTAGTTCTATAATTACAAGACTGACAGGATTTACGGCTGACAGGGCCATGAGCAGTATTAACCCAATCTCCACGAAGGTGCTGATACTAGCTAATGACACAAGCTACAAACTGACTGTAAAGAACGAAGACACTGGAGCTACCGCAGCTAGACGGATATTGACCGGCACAGGCCGCGACTTAAGTGTTGCTTCTGGTGCTTCAATCAGCTTGGTATATGACAGCACTGAGAGTAGATGGCGTGTTGTTGGTGGAGCAGGGTCTGGCGGACTGTCCACGCAAGGTGTATCCAGTGCGACAACTGCTGAAGTATCCCTGCATTATCTTGTTGATACCAGTGGCGGTGCTTTTACAATTACACTCCCGACAGGATCAGAAGGTTCTGTGATTCGGTTCACAGACGCCACGGAGAGCTGGGGCACTGATCCACTGACTATTGCTCCCGCTACAGGCGAAGCTATTGATGGCCAAGCTGCTAACGAGACACTTGTACTTGATGTTACAGGTACTTGGGTACAGTTCATGTGGGACAACAGTGTCGGACAATGGGTGACTGATGACATATTCGCAGCTTATGGTGACGTAAGGGTGAGTGGGTCTTCGGGTAAGAACTATGTGTTAAACCCAGATGCAGCCACCAACACCGATGACGTTACTGGCGATTCAGGATTCAGCGTCACTCGGACTACAACTGCGGCTGAGCTAGCAGAAGAATCTAAGGGCACTGGATTTCTGATAAGCGGATCAGGGTTGACCGCAGGAACCAGCAAGGTTGCTTGGGCTATCCTGGCGACTGGTATTGATGATGCTGATGGCGGAGTCTTCGGACGAGCCAAGTGTAGCATTCTGGACACCTCTGGTGCTGTAAACGGTGATGTTACCATACAGGTGTATGACGTTGACAACAGTGTATACGTTGGCGACAGTGACACAATTACAGGTACCGGAACCTACTATTTGGATGTACCTTTCAGAGCTGGTGGAGACTATGAGTTCCATGTAATCGCAGTTGGCACGTCCGTCAGCGAGTTCACCGCCAGTGGCGTTACCATTGAGCCAGTGAGTCAAACGGTTGCTGGTGTTACAAGTAAATGGCAGAGCTATACACCGAGCAATACTCAGGGTTTTGGTACTATATCCTCTAATAATCTCCAGTGGAGAATAAATGGTCAGAACGTAGAAATAATTGGCGATTTCACTTCAGGAACGGTGACAGGTGATGAAGCCCAGCTTGAATTACCAAACAGTTATACTATCAGTTATGAGGGGTCAACTAGTGCGCAATTAGTAGGATTCTTCAATAAAGCCGCTTCATCTGTGGGACAGCAGCAAAACGTGCTAGCTACTCATGGGGACACTTATCTAAATTTTGCAGGCAACGCTAATAACGCAGCTAACACAGCACTAGCCCCAGCAGCCGCTAACTCCTTGATAGGGAGTTCTCAGAGGGCGTCTTTTATTATATCTGTCCCAGTAGCCGAGCTAGCAAACAACTACACACCGACTATAACAGACGCTTGGTATCAGAATCTAAGGTTCAGCGCCTATTCTCAAAATGAATCAGTAGGTAACACCTCAATAGTCCCTTTTGCGACTGCCGATTACAATCTAGGTGGAGGGAGTTTTTCATCAGGTCAGTATACTGTACCTGTAGATGGATACTACAGAGTTACGGCACAAATGCGATTTAATGCTACTGCATCTCAAACTTGGGGAATTTATAAAAATGGTTCCATTGTTGGTATCGGTACTATTCCAAGCGGGGATGGCATTATTGTTAATAAAACTGTATATGCGTCCGCTGGAGACACTCTGGATGTTAGGAACGCCTCTGGAGCTACAAGAACAACAGCTAACTTTGCTAATCAGTCTAGTTTAGAAGTAGTCAGAGTATCCGACTACTCGGTCAGGAAAGCAAGCTTGCCGTTTAATAGGTGGCAGGAAAAAGCCGTAGGGAGCGACGTTACTACTAATGGCACATTCACCACATTTAACAACTTGGTAATAGGGAAGCATTACAATATATTCGGTTCCTATCATTGTACTGTAAATAATACAGACACACTGATACAGGTTTTTATAAAACATGACGGTAATACAATAGATGGTGGCAGGTTTCAGGTTCCGTCTGGCGCTGGTGCTAAACAAGGCACACTTAGGCTAGGTAATATATTCAAAGCCACAGCCACGACTGTTACCGTGGAGACTGCTAGCGCCTCCGCTAATGCTAAATTAAACGCTGATACAACTAGTGAAAGGTGTTTTACCACATTAGAAGAGCTGAGCATGTATGTGGATGAAACAACAGACTTTACTTAAAAAGGAGTAATACATGGCCAATTTATCGAGCCGTAATCAACAAGTTAGGCAAGCCTCCGCACCTTTGAGTGCGGGGAGGGCCGGATTTATTCAGCAATACGCGGGGACTTCGGCCCCCAGCGGATGGCTGGAATGCTCAGGGCAAGCCGTCTCTCGGACGGATTATGCCGACCTGTTCGCAAACGTAGGCACCAAATATGGCGTAGGTGACGGGTCCACTACATTCAACTTACCAGACGGTCCACGACGGACTAATGAAGTTGATCTAAGCTTAAGCTCTACTCCCACTGGTTGGTCAACTATTACAGCTACTGGTCACTTAGAGCAGTCAGCAGAAGGTCAGCTATACCTCCATTTTTTAATTTATGGAGCTTATACAGTGTCTACTGGAAATCAGTCTATCACTATTGATGGCATATCAGCCTCAATAAATGGGCAGGCCGTAGCTTGTATGGGTGAGGCGTCAGCCGGATATAATGCGTTTTTTAACTCAGGTGTTATCACTATGTACACAGGAGGTACTGGTACAAATGACCTCAGAGTTCAAGGGCGAATCATCATTGATTCAGCCAGCGACACCTTCGTAAGTGCAGATGCCGACTACTCGACTCTAAGTGAAGCATGGGAAAGTATCCCCATCATCAAGCTCTATGATGACGTAGCCGATGCCGTCAGCGTTGGCGTAGCCGAGGCTACCTCAAGTGAGTTGGGTACTGTAAAGAAGCCTAATGGGTCAGTACGACTGGATACAGGTAATGGTAGAGGAAGTACTAACCTTACAGTTAGGAGGTTCACTAACAGCACTGTAACAGGCGACGCCTTTACTTATGCAGACTCCGCTACTGACGGTATGAGTATTACGGCCAACAGAGATATGCTAGTATCAGCCACCTATTCAGATGTTGATGGAGCAACATTTCAGCTAGGAATTATACTAAATGGGACTGGGACGGATTTAACATCTTTAGCTCCGTTGAGTATAGCTGCATCAAAAAGAAGAGCATCAGGAGAGTTTGCTGCGGCATATAGAAGTTCTGTTACTACCTCTGTATTTAGGGTCAGTGCTGGTGATATAATAAGAGCGCAGCAAAGTAATACTACATATAATGATGGATCAGATGTGACGGTGTTTTACATTGAGGAAGTAATTAGACTATAAATAAGGAGGCATTATGCCAGCAATAGTAGTAACATTTTTAAAGAACATGGCCCTTAACTTCATCTTCGAGCTTCTATGGGGTGAGCTAATCCGATGGCTTGGTGAGCAAGCTAAGAAGTCAGAGACTCCAATTGACGACAACGTCGTGAAGTGGCTGTCTGGCAAGAAGCCAGAGATCGAAGAGACAGTCCGCAAGGCTGTAAAGTAATGAATGAGTACTGCAACACTTGTTTGCGTACCACTAAACACAAACTAGACGACGGCACTTACGAGTGCCTAGTCTGTAGCCGAAGGACTTTGGAATGTAATGAACCACCAAGAATTGATCGAAAAGATCGACCAGAGGTTCGACAAGACGGATGCGAAGATTGATGCGCTGCAAAAGGAGCTGCATGAATACTCTCGTAAAACCGCCGTCTTGGAGGCCCAGATGTCAGGTCTTACAAGCATAGGATTATTAATCGTAGCTTCGACCCTAGGGGTCCTAGCATATATATTTCAGAAAGGGATCTAATATGAAGTCACCAGATAGCGAAGCTTTGATGAGCATTATCTCTGGCATGAAAAGCCTACAACTAGAAAAAGTTAAAGGTTTCAAGAACAAGAAGGACGAAGACCCCTCCATCGAGATCGAAGAGGCGGGCGAAGGCGAAGACGAAGAAGATGAGGACTAACACATGGTTTCACGCACTACAGATGATCTATTAAATAAAATAAAGCGTAGGGCGTTCATTCCGTCTTCCCAATCCACCTTCACAGATGAAGAACTGCTGGAGGTAGCAACGGAAGAATTACATGGAGTTATCGTCCCGGATATCATAAAGACGCGAGAGGACTACTTTGTATTCAAAGACACTTCCTCCGCGCTAGACGGCTCCTCCAACCAGACCTTCAATATCCCAGAAAGGGCAGTAGGCTTGCAGTTACGCGAAGTTAGCGTTACTTCTGGCGGCACCGAGAGGAATATTCCCCGGCTGGACATCGAGGACCGAGTGTACCAGAATGTAGGCGGCAATGTCTACGGATTTGACATTACCAGCAACCAGATCAATTTGTTTGGCGGATGCACTGGCACACTGAACCTTTACTACTACCTGCGACCAGGCGCTCTAGTGAAGAGTACCCAAGCACGACAAGTAGTCTCTACGACCTCAAATTCAATCACTGTGGCCTCTTTTCTGTCAGGCTGGACTACCAGTACCACTTTCGACGTAGTGAAGGCTACGGGCGGATTTGACTACCGAGCGATTGGATTGACTGTAGACACCCTAGATAGCGGAACAGCCACTATCACATTTAATGAAGACCTGCCTACAGAGGCATGGAAGTCTATTCAGGCTGGTGACTGGTTGGTTGAGTCTGAGTACTCCCCGGTTCCACAGATCCCGCAGGAATGGCAGGAATATCTGGCCGAAGCTGTTGTTGGCTACATTATGGAGTCCATTGGTGATTCCGAGGGCTTCCAGCGCGCACAGGCTAGGAAAGACGAGTTACGAAAGAATGCACTATCTATCATATCTTCGCGGGTTGATGGAGAGAGCAAGAAGATCGTACCCCGAAGAAACAGAATTAACGGTATTTATGATTCAAAGTACCGAAACTACTAAGAGGTAGAATATGGCCTTACAAGAAGAGTTGATAACCAAGTCCAACGGCTTGGCTACATTTGCCGACAGGTTGTCACAAGTACCTGAAGGCTCTCTTAGCGTAGCTAGTAACATCGTGATTGATAAGGACGGCCTGTTCTCCCCTAGACGTGGATATGAGAACTTGAGTGGCTCCCTAACCGGAGCTATCAAGTCTCTTCATACCTACACTGAAGACAGGTTCAACAACTTACTAGCATATGTTGAAGACTCAGGAAATAAAGAGCTGTGGCTATACGACGACGACTTAGGGTCGTGGGCAGCCTTCGCTACTCAGATACAGCCTCCATCCGGTGCAAACCGAATACGGACGGCACAAGCTAATAAAAACTTATACTTAACGTCCAACAAGGGCGTACAGAAAATAGACTCGACATCCAGCGACATCATTGATGCAGGCGCTCCACAGGCACTTAGTGCAGAGTTCTCCGTAGCTAATGACGGAACAGGTACAGCGGTTTCCGACCAAGCTTATGACCAGCTCATGGCATACCGCCTTGTGTGGGGATACAAAGACGCCAAAGATAACTTGGTATTAGGCCCTCCTAGCCAAAGGATGCTCGCAGAAGTACCTCTGGCAACAGGGGTATGTGATGTTGAGATGGAAATCTTAATACCTACACCTCCAGTAGATACTAACTGGTTCGTACAGGCATATAGGACTACTATAATCGACAGCACACTTTCAGGGTCCGACCCTGGAGACGACATGGGTCTAGTTCTTGAACGAAACCCTAACGCAGCCAGGACTACTCTTAATGCCAACATAACTGACTCCGACACTTCCCTAGTGCTGGTTGACAGTGAGTATGCCTTTCCAGCAGATGGAGGCCGTATAATCATCGGAACCGAGGAGATTGACTACGCTTCCCGAACAGGCACTACACTTAACAGCCTCACACGCGGAGTGAACGGGACTACAGCCGCAGCTCATACAGCGGGTGACGATATAGCACCAGATGATATCTACAATAAAGTCATCATATTGCAGGACTCAACCCCGGACGACTTGCGGGGAGCCGACCTTTACACTAACGCTACTCAGCAAGGTGCGCTACAGGCGAACTATGAGCCGCCACAGTGTAATGACTTGGCCCTTTACCAGAACCACATGTTCTACGCCAATACTGAATCTAAGTACTCATTATCTGTAGACTTATTGGCGGTAGACTTCACTGGAGGCACACAGTCAGCCCTTGAAGATGGCGACACGATTACTATTAACGGAGTTACCTACACAGGAGCTTCGACCGAGGACGCTTCGTCAGACCAGTTTTTGATCTCTAACACAGCGGATTACTTGGTAGACTTGGACCTCACGGCCCGCTCTATCGTCAATGTAGTGAACAAAAGTGCATCAAATACGGATATATGGGCATTTTATGACTCTGGGGAAGAAGACTTACCCGGTAAGCTCAGGTTTGTAGAAAGAGACTACGGAGATGCCGTAGCATTCACTATGAGTAGTAGCCGCCCCAATGCTTGGTCACCGGACATTGGGTCCTCGACCAGCACAGCTACTAATGAAGCTAGACCTAACCGTATTTATTACAGTAAGTTCCAGCAGCCCGAAGCTGTTCCGCTACTTAACTACTTTGATGTAGGTGCTGCCAATGACGAGATTCTTCGGATCTTGCCTTTGCGCTCGATTCTACTGATCTTTACTACAGCAGGTATCTACAAGCTGACCGGAGCAACGTCCTCCAGCTTTCAGGTGTCCCTGTTGGATGATACGGCTAAGCTAATCGCGCCAGACACGCTGGTAGCCTTAAACAACACCGCTGTGGGACTTTTCGACCAAGGGGTATCTCAGGTATCCTACAGTTCAGTACAGATCTTGTCGAGGCCAATAGAGGGTGATTTGAACGCCTTACGAGGGGCCGCAGGAGACAAGATATCTGAGTTGGGCTTCGGGATTTCCTACGAGACAGACCGCAAGTACATGATAGCACTGCCGGAGACTAGTGCAGCTACAGCTCCTCAGATCATATACGTCTATAACGTGTTTACGCAGTCCTGGACTACCTATGACTTGAGTCCTACATTTGGTATTGTAAGGCCGGAAGATGACAAGATTTATCTGTCTTACACCGACCAAGTGACACGGGAGCGAAAGAGCTTTGACGACACCGACTATGCAGATCCAGAGATTACCGTAACGGTCAACTCAGTAGCAGATAATGTACTGACTTTGACCAGCGTTAACGACATTGCTGTAGGATATCAATATTATGAGTCCTCCAGTAAGTTTTCCTACATTACTGCGGTAGACACATCAAACAACACTATCACGTTGTTGGATGACTTGGTATGGACTACCGGTTCGCGGGAAGTTAGGCCGTATATAGTAACCACGATGGAGTGGAACCCTATATACGCTAACTCTCCCAACATACTGAAGCAGTTCCCAGAAGCTACACTTCTTGTGAACAAACCTATCACCGACATCACGGTAGGCTACAAGACACTATCTAGTGCCTTCTATGAGTATGTAACTATCACGGACTCCTCGAACGGCCCTTGGGGGTTATTCGAGTGGGGTGAGGTTCCTTGGGGTGGGTCACCTTCGATCTTCCGCTACAGGACTTGGGTTCCTAGAGCTAAGCAACGAGATTCAGCCATAATTCTTCGGTTGACTCAGAACACAATCTACAATGACTTTGAGATCTCCGGTTGGTCTTTGATCTACCGAACAGTATCTCAGAGAGTAACGAGGTAATTATGGGAAGAGTTCCTGAAGAAACCCAGATCGTACCGGAAGACTTCGGCAAAGACGATCAGGAAATGGTAGGCCAGTTAGCTGGCCCTATCAACAACTACATTTTGCAGTTAAACTCGATACTTGCCGGACAGGCTAGCATCACTGCGGAATTTAAAACATATACTGTCCAGGGCGACCAAACCCTGAACATTTCCTCCTCGATTACCCAGCCGTTCGGGGTACAACTCGTCGGCTGGCGTAATCTTTCCTCTCCTTCCGCTACCTTATCCGCAGCTCCGGCTGTGGAGTGGTCAGCTAACGGGAAAGGTACAGTGACTGTGGACTTCATAGGTCTAGTCGCTTCAGATAAATACAGTGTTAACTTAATTATATTCACAGGAGTCTCATAAATGGCTACAGTAGCAAACCAGCCAGGTATAGATGAAGATAAGGATAAGGAAGGCGTAAACTTAGGTACACCTGCTCCAACTATAGGCGGAGGCACAGCCCCTTCCAGCGGAGGCGTATCTAGTGCAGCCGCTTCTACTCCCGGTGCTATTACAGGTGGAGATAAAGCAGCAACCTCTTCCGGCTCCTACTCAGATGTAGGTCGCTACCTCAAGGCGAACAAGCCTAGGATTGGACAGTATGCGAGCCAGATTGCTGGTAAGGTATCCGACAAGGTAAGTGAAGCCGACACCGCTACCCAAGAAGAAGTCAGCGGAATACAAGGGGATATCGACGCAGCAAAACTACCAGGGACTGACTTCTACAAAGGTAAGGATGTAACCAACCTCGATGTAGGCAAGTCTCAGGAATTATTAAGTGGAAGATGGAAAGGACCTAGTGCAGAAGAGACAGCTCTTTCTACCCTATCAGGACTTGAGGGAGCTAGAGATCTAGCGAACTTATCCGGTAGTTATGCAGGCTCCAAGGAGCTTATTGGTCAGACAATGCAGCCCGCTGAAGGTAGGTATACTAGGGGTATGACTTCCCTTGGAGCCTCCTCCCTACAGGGTGATGCCGCTGCTAGAGGTACTCTAGGCCAGAGTAGGGAGGATGCAGGAGCCGCTTATACAAGGGGTGTCGAAAGCCAAACCGACCTTCGAGATAGTATAGCTCAGGGTATTGAGGCCAATAAGCAGGCAGGTGAGAACTTCGCCGACTGGCTAAGAAGTACCACTGCTGATATTAGTGATAACCCAGCTCAAGCCCAAGCAGCTAGAGATCAAGCCTTAGTAGATAGATTATACTCAGAACATGGCAATATATGGGACAAATACTTAGAAGATAAGGATAATGTCACTCAACGACAGTGGGACCTACGCTACCAATCAGCTAAAGACTATAGGGATGATGCTAAAAGAGAGTGGTACGCTGGAACAGGCCCTTATGCCGGGATGACAAGAGAACAATTCTATGATGCAGTGATACCAAAAGCAAAGGAACACGCCGCAAGAGTAGCTATAGAAAACTCAGGAATATCTAATATGACCTCAGGTCTAACCTCCGAAGATGTGGGTAGACTTAATGCGATTAATTCAATATTAGCCGGTTCCGGTAGGAACGACATAGCCGAGAGCGTGACGTCAGCATTAAGTCAAGGGACATATGACCAAAAATCTGTGGAAGATAAATTAATGGAGTGGCTAAGTGGTGGACCTATGGCTGATTATCAATACGCAGATACAGGCGGAACTTTTAACAGTTAATATAATTAGAATTACTAGAATTTTTAGGAGAATATGACATGGTAGCACCAGCAATTGTAGCCGCTGGAATAGGGGCAGCCTCAACACTCGGTTCCGCGATTATGGGCAACAAAGCCAAGCGAGATTCCGAAAGACGTCAAACCGCTAGAATGAATCAGATCATGGCGGAACTGGACGCAGGAGGAATGCCCGAACTCAATGAGTATGAATTAGAAGCATTTAAGAACCTATTTACGGCACAAGAGATGGGTCCTTCTGCATATGAGAATATCCAACTTGACCCAGAAGCTCTGGACGCCCAACGAGCAGCCCTTTCTAAACTAGGTGAGATCGGCCAAGGCGGCCTCTTACTTGGCGACAAGGTAGCTCTACAGGAGATCCAAGACTCCCTAGCACAAGAGGA